AAAGACAATACCGTAAATCTTTCTGAGTTTGCACCAGTAGATTTAGCAGATTATGATGATGTGAATGAAATCCGAAACATTCAAAAAGAACTTATTTCTCTTATCAATTGAATCACAATGACTGAAACGTTTGTAAGGTTGAATGAAGATCAAATCAATCTTCTTCTCTATTGTATAGAACAACAGTCTTATGAGTTCGATAGTGTTGAACATACTCTATGCGAAGCAATCATTGATACTTTCACCTCTGCTCTTGTAGAGATTAACACTCAAGGATAAGAGATAATTATCATTTGATATGTAAGAATGTTTTAATTGATAATTAAATTAAATGTATTAAAAAACATAGTTTAGTGTTTTGTAGAGTGTATAAATAAATCTTAAGTTTATGTGTGTAATGCTTCTATTTCTTGTTCTTATGCTTCTCTAAACCCCTCTGGTTCTTGTTGTCTAAGCCCGCATTATACCATAAGAACCAAAAAAAGTCAAGGGCACACAGACACTCCCAGGACTGGCACAACACTTATAGACAATCAAACTCCTGAGACTCACACATCTTATGAGTCTTGGGAGTATTTTATTAGTTACTCGTAAGACTCATAGGACGCAGACACTTTGAGAAGTGGCACAGTGACTCGTGAGTCTCAGGCATTGTGCGGTAGACTTATAGGGTCGGGAGGGAGGGAATATTATAAAACTCCCAGAATCCCAGTGTTTATAATACTTTTCAGGGACATTATAGTTTTGTCCCGAAACCCCCCATAAATAACCATAGTTTCGGGACAAAACTAATGAGACCCCAAAAGTATAAGAATTTAGGACCAACTGAAAGAATGAGAGTGCCTTTATGCAAAAAGATTGAGACATTATGTCAAGTATTAGACGAAAAAGTAGAACAAGGTTATGATGCCGTTGAGTTATTAGATTCGTTTATTGAGAGTATTAGTAATTAGTCAGAACGTGATTGTGGAAAACCTGTGGAAAGTTCGTTATACCCTGTGGAAAACTATTCGTGTTATAATCTCATTCGTCCTGAGAGTTCGTTATACATAAGAGTTCGTTATAATGATTCGTTGTGCTTATAGTATACTAATACAACAGCAACGTTATGTTTGAGACCCCCCACAAGGTTTGCATTTCTAATCAGACAGTGCTATACTATTCGTTGTACACAGTTCTTGTGATAAACTGGTGCCCTCCTCTGAGTATTATAAACTCTCGGAGGAGTTCGTTATACAACCCCCCATAAGGTTTGTTATTCTTTTCGTCCTGTGCTATACAATTCGTTATACACAGTTCGTGATACAAACTGATGCCCTCCGTTCGTTTATACTAACCCCCCATAAGGTTTCGTATTAGAATTAAACAGTAATGAATATAAACTATTCGTGATTGTTCGTTTATTATAATTAAACAGCACTGTTTGACAGTTATATTTTGTGTTGTTGTATTCTTATACCTAACCGATGCCCCCCTATATAAAAACGCAACACTACCCTAACCTACAAAACTTTGAAAACGAGAGAGAAATTACATCACAAATAAAAAAATTTTCCCCAAATTTTTTTTCGCAAAAGGTCCAATCATAAAAATAAAAAATGATATATAAGTTTAGAAATTAAGATAAGAAATGACAATGAGACTGGAGATTGATGATTACGAAAAAGATCTAATAATTGATACAATTCAACATAGATTAGACACCGATAAAATTTTAGTAATCAATGATAGACTGAGAGAAGAACTTGAAGACCTTTTAAGAAAAATAGAAGAGAATGAATACTTATAATATCTCTGTAAAGGGAAATGAATTATTAAGTCAAGTGCCGCAGAATGACTTACAGGAAAAACTGAAACTTATCAGAGGACTTGTATGGACTTCTGGGGGAAATGATGAGGATATTACAGTAACTATAAATAATCGGGACAGACCATTGCAATGATTGATTTGTGGTGGTAGAATATTAAAAACAAATTATTTTTCGCAATTATTTTTTATGGCTAAAGGATTTACGGTAAAAGCAAAACTGCCCACTTCATCTGATGGCAATTCGGATGAGTTTAATTTGGAAGCAGCAAAAGAAATGATCCGAGGCAAGTCAATTGTCTTTTGTTTGCCTGGACGAGGAGTATCTTATCTTTACTTAAAGAATTTTGTTCAGTTGTGTTTTGATCTTGTACAGAATGGTGCAAGTATTCAAATTTCACAAGACTACAGTTCAATGGTGAACTTTGCACGATGCAAATGTCTTGGAGCAAATGTTCTCAGAGGACCCAAGCAGATTCCTTGGGATGGTAAACTACAATATGATTATCAACTCTGGATTGACAGTGATATTGTCTTCGATACTGAGAAGTTCTATCGTCTTGTAGCAATGGACAAAGAGATTGCTGCTGGATGGTACTGCACTGAAGATGGTCACACCACATCGGTTGCCCATTGGTTGCAGGAAGATGATTTCAGAAGCAATGGTGGTGTGATGAATCACGAAACCCTGGAGACCATTCAGAAACGTCGTAAACCATTCACAGTTGATTATACTGGATTTGGTTGGGTTCTAATTAAGAAAGGTGTATTTGAGAATCTTGAGTATCCTTGGTTTGCACCGAAGATGCAAGTCTTTGAATCTGGTGAAGTTCAGGATATGTGTGGAGAGGATGTTTCATTCTGTCTTGATGCAAAAGAGGCAGGATATGAGATCTGGTGCGATCCTAAGATCCGAGTTGGTCACGAGAAGACACGGATTATCTGAGAATCTCCCATTGACCTTTAAGGACGTTTGAAGTAGAATGCACTTATGAGATTTGAGAAATCTTATGGGTGCATTTTTATAAGCTGAAGAGTTCTTATGAAAAACCCGTTAAAAAACCTTCGTAAAACCGTAACTAAGAAATTTTAAAATTATGGCAAAAGTAACAAAAGGAGCATCTGGTAAAATTCTTTCTTATATTCCTGGACCACCTAAGAAAACTCGTCAGGGGGATGGTGATGGAACTAAATATGCTGCGAGTAGTCGTAATAAAGCAAGAAAACCTTATAGAGGTCAAGGAAAGTAATGTATCACCTAGATGGTAATGATGAATGGAAACATATACATTCTGAAGACCTCTGGGTTTATAATAAATTGTTTTTAAGTCGGATTTTAGGTTATAATTGTGGTCCTTCAGGAACCACAGTTCCTAAATCCGACTTTTATATTGTTAGACCATCTTTCAATTTACTTGGAATGGGTCGTTTTGCTCGTAAAGAATGGTTAGAACGATGCACAGATCATATACATCCAGCAGAGTTTTGGTGTGAAATCTTTGATGGAGAGCATTTAAGTGTAGATTTCTATAAGAAAGAACCCAATTTGGTAGTTATAGGCACAAAAGATTCATCAGATTCCTTTTATAAGTGGAGTAAATGGGAAAAAATTGATAAAAAAGTCAAATTTCCTGAGATTTTAGAAAATTTAAAAGGAAATTACGACTGGATTAACTGTGAATTTATAGGTGGTAAGTTAATAGAGGTCCATTTTCGCAGAAATCCTGATTTCAGATACGGAAATTCAGTTGCAATTCCAGTTTGGGAAGAAAATGAAGATATAAAATTTGAAAATATGACCTATATTGAAGATTCTGATTTTAAAAGGAGGGGGTTTTGGATAAAATAAATAGATTTTTCGTAAAAACCGAATTGGAACAGATCTCAATGGGCAAACACCTTCTACTTGAGGTGTATGATGTAGAGTTCAATCTCCTGAATGATGCAATTTCCATTCAAGAGGTAATGGAACGTGGCATTCAACGTGCAGGAATGACAATTTTGAATACTTTTTCTCATTGTTTTCTTCCACAAGGATGTACGATTGTAATTGCATTAGCAGAAAGTCACGTTTCTTGTCACACTTGGCCTGAAAATGGGTGTATTGCCATTGATGTGTATACTTGTGGAGAAGGAAATCCTAAGATAATTGCAATTGAACTTCTAAAATACTTAAATTCGGAAAAATACAATCTTAGATGCATTGATCGTTAAATAGTGATAGAGATAGCAACCTCTTTAAAAGTTCCGGTTTTAATTCAAAACAGGAGTTGCAAATGTCTTTTTATCAAATTGATAGAAATAAAGATTATATGAAAGAAATGTGGGGAACTACAAGTCTCATTACAGATTATCAACAAAAGAATACAAAAAAAGTTCTTCAGGAGATTATGCACGATCAAGCACCAAAGCATGATTTCAAAAAACAGACTGAATTGCACGAAAAAATTAGAAATGATGAAGACTATGATGATTGGGATTATGGTACTGAACCAGTCTACGGAAAAATTATCTAAAAACTATTATAGATATATAAAAGACAATTAATCTTAGATGCCAATTAGCATTTCAAGATCTTTTAAAGACATTAGTTTGTCTTTTTCACGTCATCCTGTTACCAATGATATTTTAATTTTAAAAAATGAGGATGCAATTAAAAGATCTGTTCTTAATTTAGTTCAAACTCAAATTGGTGAGAGGTTCTTCAATGATTTATTGGGAACCTCTGTGACTTCTTCTTTATTTGAACTTGCAACAGAAGAAGTAAAGATTATTTTAGAGAGAGAAATTGAAACTGTATTAAATAATTTTGAACCAAGAATTAGATTAAATAATATAGAGGTAGAAGTAATTGATGATTATAATGAATTGGCCGTTAAAATTGTGTATGACATTGTTGGACTACCATTACCACCACAGAATATAGAGTTTATTTTACAACCAACTAGAATATAATGTCCTTCAATAACTTTACAAACTTAGATTTTAATGATTTAAGAACTCAAATTAAGAGTTATCTGAGAGCAAACGCAAAATTTACAGATTTTGATTTTGAGGGATCTAACTTTTCTGTTTTAATTGATATTTTAGCATATAATTCTTACATCACTGCGTTTAACACCAATATGGTGGTAAACGAATCCTTTATTGATAGTGCAACTCTTCGGGAGAATGTTGTTTCTCTTGCACGTAATATTGGATATGTTCCAAGATCAAAAAAAGCATCAAAAGGAAAAATAAGTTTTTCCGTAAGCACACCTAGAGATTCTAGTGGCAATTTAACTTCAAAAACAGTTACTTTAAAGGCAGGAGTAGTTGCCTTAGGTGCTATTGAGGGAGGAAATTATATTTTTTCAATTCCAGAAGACAAAACAGTTGTTGTTGATAATAATGGAGTTGCAAATTTTACAGATATTGAAATCTATGAAGGGACATTTTTAACTAAATCATTTACAATCGATGATTCTCAACCAAATCAAAGATTTATAATTCCAAATGCAAGTGTGGATACCTCCACACTCCGTGTAAAAGTTACAAATGTCGTAAATGAAAAGTATGAGTTATATAATAATATTTTCAAAGTAGATAAAAACTCAAAATTATTTTTAATTCAAGAAATTGATGATGAAAAATATGAAATTTTATTTGGTGATAATATTTTAGGAAAACGACCAATTAGTGGAAGCACAGTTCTTGTTTCATATATTGTAACAAATGGAAAGGAAGGTGATGGATGTTTTAATTTCACCTTTTCTGGTATTTTAGTTGATAATAATCAAACAGCAATCACTAGTGGAATTTCTTTAATTACTACAATTCAAGTATCAGAAAATGGTGATGATATTGAAACCATTGACTCAATTAAATATCTTGGACCAAGAGTTTATGCCTCTCAGTACCGTGCAGTGACTGCAAATGATTACAAAGGTCTGATTCCATCTATATTTCCAAACGTAGATACAGTTACTGCTTATGGTGGAGAGGAATTGGAACCACCTGAATATGGAAAAGTTTACATTTCAATAAAACCAAGAAATGGTAAATTTTTATCTCAAATCTCAAAAAATGATATTAAAAAGCAACTAAAACAATATTCAATTGCTGGAATACAACCAGAAATTATTGATTTGAAATATTTGTATGTTGAATTGGAATCTTCTGTATATTATGATAAAAGTTCAACCTCAAGTTCAATTGATTTGCAATCTAGAGTCATTAATACATTAAAAAATTATGCAAAATCAACAGAATTAAACAGTTTTGGTGGAAGATTTAAATATAGTAAAGTTTCAACTTTAATTGATAATACAAGTACTTCAATCACTTCAAACATCACAAAAGTAAAAATAAGAAGAGACTTGCAACCAGCAATCAATAGTCTTGCAAATTATGAACTTTGTTTTGGAAATCAATTTCACGTTCAAAAATTAATTGACGGAAGAGGGTATAATATAAAATCCACAGGATTTACCATTAAAAATATAGCAGATAAATTATATCTAAGTGATGTACCAAAGACAGACGAAGTTGGGACTATCTTTTTCTTTAGACTTGTGGATGGAGTTCCATTTATTGTAGTGAATAATGCAGGAGAGGTTGATTATAAAAAGGGAGAAATAAAATTAAATCCAGTAATTATTACTTCTTCAGATAATTCATCAGGAATTCAAATTCAAGCTGTTCCAGAGTCAAATGATGTCATTTCTTTGAAAGATATATACTTAGAGTTGGATACTACTACACTCAAAGTAAATATGCTAGAGGATGTGATTACTTCTGGAGAAAATACCTCTGCAACAGAATATCCAGTAACATCTAGTTATAACAACGAAAATTATATAAGATAAAATGTCAGAAGTTAAAAGAGTAAAAATTCAATCATTTATTGAATCTCAGATTCCAGAATTTTTAAATTCTGAATCTCCTTTATTCAAAGAATTTTTAGAGCAATATTATATTTCTCAAGAACATCAAACTGGTGTTGTAGACTTAACATCAAATCTACAAAAATACAAAAGTATTGATAATTTTAATAATGAAACATTTTATAGTACCAGTGCAGTAGGTATTTGCACAATTTCTTCTGATGTTACATCTTTTGAAGATACCATTACCGTAAATCATACAATTGGATTTCCACAAAAATATGGTCTGTTGAAAATTGATAATGAAATTATCACTTATACTGGCATCACAACAAACTCTTTTATAGGTTGCATTCGTGGATTTTGTGGATTAGAAAAAGATGTCACAAATGATTTATTTAAATTCTCCTCAACAGATACTTCTGACCATATAAAAAGTTCACAAGTAATTAATTTAAATATTATATTCTTTCAAGAATTATTTAAAAAATTTAAGGCACAATTTTTACCTGGTTTTGAGGATAGAACATTTGTAGAGGGAATTAATTTACAAACAATATTGTCAAGAGCAAAGGATTTTTATACTACAAAAGGAACCGATACTGCCTTTAAAATTCTTTTTAGTGTTCTTTTTGGTGAATCAATATCTGTTATCAAACCACAAGATTATTTAATTTCTCCATCATCAAATGACTATTTGATTACTAAAAACATTTTAGTTGAACAAATAGTCAGAGATTCTACATTTAAAGTTTCAGACTCTACTTTAAGAAAAGAATTAAAAGGAAAAACAATATTCCAATCAACTTTAGAAAATAAAACAGCAAGTGCAGCAATCTATAATGTTGAGTATAGACCAATAAACTCTGGTGACTTTATATACAATTCAGTTGGATTTGGAGAAACTACACAAAAAAACTATATCATTAAGGATTTTTATGAAATTTCTTTAGATAGTACATCATTTATATCAAACTTCGAATCAACCAAAAAAACAAAAGTTTTAGAAAATGTATCTGCAGATTCAACTTCTATTTTAGTTGATTCTACAATTGGATTTAAAAAAACTGGAACTTTACTAGTCAAACCAAAAAATCTTTCAAATCCAATCATTTTAACATATACCGATAAAACAATTAATGAATTTTTAAATGTAAGTGGTCTTACAGTTAATTTGGACTATGGAGCAGAAATATTTGAAGAAAATTTCTTATACACATATTTGGATGATGGCACAAAAATTGAATTTAGATTGATCAATATTATCAATGATATTGAGTATGAAAAAACCTCAAATTTAAGGGAAAATGATAAAATACAATTATCTTCCTTTGGAATTGATTTAAATGATAGATCAGAATTCAAAGAATGGATTTATAATATACCAGTAACACATAACATAAAATCAATAGATCCAGATAATTCAAATAGGATATATTTGTATGAATCTTTTGATTTTTTAATTGGGGATCAAATAGTATTATCCAATCCAGATTTAGTAGATGTAGAAGATATTACAGTAAGTATTGAAGGATTTGGAAATAATTCATTTGGACCTTTTATTGATGTAAAAGGTCCAAATTCTAGTACATTTAAAAAAACACAGTTAAAGAAGGTAATCAATAAAGTCTCTAGCAATCAAAATAATTTTCCAAATATTTCTATCTTCCCTTCTTCAATTCAAAATACTTATATTGATTATAATAATGAAAATTTTTATGTCACATCTTCTGGATTCCCTAACTATGAAATTTATGCAACCGATAGAAAAATATTTGTTTCTGCAAATGTAAGTGCAGGTTCGACTACAATTTTAAATTGCACCAATCATAATTTTTTTACAGGTGAAAAAATATACTATGTTCCAACAAATGGAAATATTGGAATTAAAACTTCTGCATATTATGTAACAAAAATAGATAACGATCGGGTAAAACTTTCATATAGTAACTCCGATTTATTCTCAAAAACTTATGTTTCAATAAAAAATAATGTTAATGGTGATTATTTTGTTAAATTTGATTTTCAAGGTAGATTACTTAATCATCAAAAAATACTTAAAAAGTTTAATTTATCTAAAAAATTAAATAAATTTTTCACAGATGACGATAAAACCACAGTAGATAAACCCACTGGGATTTTAATAAATGGTGTTGAGATATTTTCACCAACTCTTTATGATGAAAACATTTACTACGGTAAAATAAATTCTGTTATTGTTCAAAGTGCTGGCAAAGATTATGATGTTATTAATTTTTCTGGTTTAGAAGTTGATGATGTTTATGGTAATGGTGCATCAGTAGAAGCAAATTTATCTGGAAGTTTGGATAAAGTAATATTATTAAATCCAGGAATTGGATATCCAAGAAAACCAAAAATTACTTTAGTTGGAGGGAATGGGTCTGGAGCAGTTTTGGAATCAAACTTGGTAAAAACTAAAATTATATCAAAATTTAAACCAAGTTCTGCCATTAGTATTGGAACAAGCACAATACAATTTTTAACTAGTCATAATTTTGATGATGGAGAAGAAGTATCTTATATTAATGATTCTGATGGCAATGTATCCCCATTGATAAACAATTCAAATTATTTTGTAGGCATAGTAAGTGCAACACAACTGAAATTATACAAAACTAAGGAAAATGCATTAGGAAAAAATAATCCTATCACTTTTACTGGAATTGGTTCTGGAATTCATTCTTTAAAAACTTTAAATTCAAAAAATACAATTACAAAAATTTATGTAAAAGAAAAAGGAAAAAACTATTCAAATAGATCAGTCAAAATACCAAGTGAGTTGTCATCAAATAATCAAAATAATGGAATAAACACATTTGATGATTATATTTTTGCAAAAGATCATAATTTTAAAAATGAAGATGTTATAAAATATTCAACAAGCAACACTTCAATATCTGGTTTATCCACTCAGACAAATTATTATGTCACTGTAATTGATAGCAATAAATTTAAATTATCAGTTTTTGGATCTTCTGGAAATGAAAGAATTAATTATGATAATAAAAAATATGTTAAGTTTTCTTCTCTAGGAATAGGAACACATATTTTCTCATATCCATCAATTGAACTTGAAATTGAACACGTTTCTGGAATCACAACTTTTCCATCAGCAGAACCAATAGTTCTTGGGTCAATTGAAAATGTTTTTATATCAAATGGTGGGAAAAATTATGGATCTTCTGATATATTAAATTATCACAGAAAACCTATAATTGGAGTTTCTAGTATCACCTCTGAATGTATCTTAAAACCAGTTTTATTGGATGGTTCCATCGTTGATGTTCAAATATTAAATTCCGGTAGAGGATATGCTAAAGACATCGAAATAAAAATATTTGGAAAGGGAAAATATGCAGAATTATATCCAATCGTAACAAACGGGAGAATAACAAGTATTAATATTTTGAATTCTGGAATCGGTTATGATGAAAAGACTAATTTATTTGTCCAAAGAAGAGGATCGGGTGTAAAATTTAGTGCTAATATTTTTGAATGGAAAATTAATCAAGTAGAAAAGAACAAATCCATAATTTCTCCCAATGATGAGGGTCTGATTGTACCCAGCAAAAATGATGATGAAACTCTTGAATTTATTCATTTCTATCCACCAAAAAAACTAAGATTTAAGGTCAATAATTTCATTGATAAAGACAACAATGAAATTTTTCCCGACAACAATCAAAACCCATATAAAATTTTAGGATGGGCATATGATGGTAATCCAATTTTTGGACCATATGGAAAGATTAACGGTGAACCTAAACTATTAAAATCAAGTTATAAATTAAAAAGTAACGGAGAAATTGGTATCTCAATTTCAAACCAATTGAGACCCAATTTTGGACCAGGATTTTTTGTACAAGATTATTCTTACAATAGAGGAACAGGTGATTTAGATGAATATAATGGAATGTTTATTAATGACAAAAATTTACCAAATATTAATTACGGTTACTTTTCAACAATTTCTAGTGACACAAAAGAACCACAATATCCATACACAGTACCTTTAGAGTTTAAAGATTTACCAATAGAAGAAAATTTTATTCCAACATTCAATCAGGATATTGATTTTGAATCTTTAGATATTGTTAGAAATATTGGACCTTACTATTTAAATTCAAACAATTCTTCATATGAGTTAATTGACAAAATTGATCCAAAATATAAACAAGAATTTATAGTTAAAGATATAAAATCTTCTGGTATAAGTTCAATTTCTATTTTTGAACCTGGTGAAAACTATAAAGTAGGTGAACTAATTAAATTTGATAGCCAGTCTTCTGGTGGAAATTCAATTTCTGCTGTGATTTCTAGAATAAAGGGAGAAGATGTATCAAATGTACAAATTGGCATTTCATCATTCAGTGATGTAAATTTTGTCACAAAGGGGGTTTCAATTAAAGGAATCACAAGTCAACCCCATAATTTAATAACTGATGATGAAATTATTGTCTCTTATTTGTCATCAAGTGAATTTAATTATTTGGAAGGTACTAAAAAAATATATGTTTTCCAAAAAAGTGCTGGATTGGTAGAGAATTTACAAAGTCAATCGGTTACTGGAGTGACAACATATGTTAAAGTAACTGATGTATCTGGATTTGAAGTTGATAATTTTATAGGAATAGGAACAGAAGTTTTAAAAATAATCAACATTTCCCCAAAAGAATCAAAATTATACGTAAATAGATTTGATAATTATTCGGGAATACACAGTGTAGGATTTGCAACTGTAACTTTGTTGCCAAATACATTTACATTTTCAACTCAAAGATATGAAGATGATATAGTTGAAAATAAAACTGTTTATTTCAACCCAAGTAATACAATTGGAATTGGAACAACTGGTTCAATTTACTATAATTTAGTTGGATTTCAAACTGCTTTTGGAACTTTAAACGCAACAGGTCTAAGTACAGTTGGAGTAAATACTACTTTATTGCAAATTGGTGATTATGTATCTGGAACCAATATTCAAAATAACACAACCA